GACAAGCACGTCGGTGTTCAAAGTAGATTCCGCTTATAAAAACGAGATTTCGTAGGATTGCGCTCGGATAAGAAGGTTTCGCACAGAGGATCGGTGCCACCTGCCACCCGAAACGGATCGTACGCCGCGCTCATTCAAGGCGCTGGCAATTTCCGCCAGGCTCATTGCACCAGATTTGCGAACGGCGTCCAAGGTCGGCAACAATCCCCGCACAAACCGATCGACAGCCTGCCTTTGAATTGCCCGGCCCGTTTCTCCGGCGCTGGGCAAGTTCGTGCGATTGCCCAGCTTCGCACCGGCAGCTCTCTTTGCCTGCAAAGCCGCCCTTGTCCGCTCCGAAATCAGCCGCCGCTCCTTCTCGGCCAGAGCCGCATAGAGGTGCAGCATGAATGGATCGGCATCGCGTCCCAGCTCAGCAACCATGAACGGCACCCGCTGGGCCATCAGGCCGGAGACAAAGGCCACGTCGCGGGAAAGCCGGTCCAGCTTGGAAACGACGATGCTGCACTTTGCTTTTCGAGCCGCCGCCAATGCGGCAGCCAGCTGCGGCCTGCGGTCGAGGGCGTCGGCTCCTTTGCCCGTTCCCGCCGGTTGGTCAAGCTTCTCTCCTGTCAGGATAACCTGTGAACTCAGCACGCGCGGGAGGGCAAATTTAGGGCATGGTAGCGGGAAGTGCGCAGCTCTCAACGGTTGCCGTGCCGCGTTCTTTGGCATCATTGCCATCGGCTTTCCCATTAGGCGGCAGGCGGCAAGCAGCAGCTGCTCCTTCGGCGTCGGCGGCTCGCTCAGGCTCACGACATAGGGCAGAGTCTCGTCGAGCCTGTCGTCCACAGCCCGGCAAACGATCTCAGCAGCCAAGTCCCGCAGCGCGACTGGTGGCATGCGCCGGCTATACCTTGGGCCGATATCGCCTATTCGCGACCAGCTCCAGGAAACCGCGAGCATTTGGTTCGGTTCGCTCCGAACCATGAGCCTTCAGTGTCGCCGGCACGTCGACCGCCGAGCCAATGATGGCGATCAGCTCGGCATCCGAGAACTCGCACAGGTCCTTGCGGCCGATCGAGCCGGAGTGTTGCAGTTCGACCGGTGTTTCCCGCCACCTGGCTCGCGTTTTCAGCCAGAATATTTGAGCTTGACGTTGCCGTTCTTCGCCGAGTTGAACAGGACCCGCGACCTGGGCGTTGGCCTTAGTCGTGCCGAGGTCCAGTTCGTCGCGGTAGTGCTTTCGCAGCGTCTTCGGATCGATCCCCACCGTGCGGGAGATATCGGGCTCAGGAATGCCATAGGCCGCCATAGCTTCGACTTGGCGGCGCTGCACGGGGGGCTTGTGTGCGCGGCGTGCCATCAGCTGGCCCTCTCTGGCCGCCGCTCGCCGGCGATATCGATGAACGGCCGATTGTCACCTTCAAGCGTTGCCGCCTGCCCGGTGAACGCCTGCCAGCGCAGCACCGCGACGTCAACATAGGCGGGATCGAGCTCGATCGCGGAGCAGGACCGGCCGGTCATCTCGGCTGCAATGATCGTCGTCCCGGAGCCGCTGAACGGTTCGTAGATCGCCTGCCCAGGCGATGAGTTGTTCTCGATCGGCCGCCGCATGCATTCGACTGGCTTCTGGGTGCCGTGGCCGTGGCCGCCATCCTCCCTTGCGTTGATGGTCCACAACGTGGACTGCTTGCGGTCGCCGCTCCAGTGCGAGCTGGACGTGCCCCGCACCGCGTACCAGCAGGGCTCGTGCTGCCAATGATAGTGGCCGCGGCTCAGGGCGAAGCGGTCCTTGGCCCAGATGATCTGGGCTCTCACCTCGAAGCCGGTGGTTTCGAGCGAATGCTGAACCTGGCTCGTATAGCGTCCGGCGTGCCAGACGTAGGCGACAGTGCCGGGAAACAGTGCCCAAGCTTCGCGACAGTCGACCCTGTCATCATTGGCCACCTTGCCCAGCTTGCGCTCGTTCAGATTGACTCCTACCCGGATGCGCCAGGCCGGGTCGTAACTCACCCCGTAAGGAGGGTCCGTGACCATCAGGTGAGGCTTGACGCCGGCAAGCGCCTTCTCGACGTCGGCTGCTACAGCGCTATCGCCGCACACCAGCCGGTGCCCACCAAGCAGCCAGACGTCGCCTGATCGAGCGACCGGCTCCTTTGGTAGCTCGGGCACCTCGTCAGGATCGGTCAACCCTTCGGTGCCTTGGGCCAACAACGCGATCCGCTCGGCCTCGCTGAAGCCGATCAGGTCCATCTCAAAACCGAGAACCTCCAGTTCGCCCAGTTCGAGCCCCAGAAGCTCCTCATCCCAGCCGGCGTTGAGGCTGAGCTTGTTGTCGGCAATCGCGTACTCCTTCTTCTGGGCCTCGCTCCATCCGGCCGCGACCATGACCGGTACCTCGCGGAGTCATAACTTGCGGGCGCCGAGCCCGGCCGTGGCCCGCGATGATGGTCCCGTCCTCGCCAACGAGAACGGGATTGGTCCAGCCCCACTCGCGGATGGAGGCGGCAATCTGATCGACCTAAGCGTCGCTGTGGGTACGAGCATTACGCGCATACGGAACGAGAGTATGAATGCTTCGGCGCTCAACCTTGTCCGCCGGCCACGAAGCTGAGGTTTTTGGTTGCGGCGTCATGGCTAATCCCTGTTGATGTCACTGCTGTCAGGGAGTGCGGGGAGCGCGGCGGCCCCCAAGTTATCTGCAAACCGCCGAATGATGACCAGCGGTTGACGCTCGACTTCCTCGAACTGACCACTCTGTTCTGCTAACCGGAATAGCGTCGCTATACTTCGGACATCTCCCCGCATCGCGCTTACAACAAGGCTGCGCATTATAGCCTCAGCTTTCGTGATCTTGCGAACGTCATCCCCCTCGCGGAGCGACACCTTCTCGTTGAGGGTGCGATCGAACATTGTTTTGAGGTTTTGACTGCCTGTCGGCCGACCGCCAGGATTTCCGCTCTGTCCAGGTTTGAAGCGGGTATGGACTGGCGGTCGCTGTATCCGACCTTTGTTTCAGCAGCAGACATTTCGATGCCCCCGGAATATTTTGAAAATCAATCCTCTCGCGATCCGCCCGTTAGAGATCATGCCGAACGGCTTATCCCGAAGATTGGGAATATCAACGTCTGTGTCCAAACGGCGAGCGCATATCCGACAAAAATATTTGTTAGGGCCTCGACAAATGACATTGCGACCGACTGTTGCATTCTCAATCTACCGCCCATCTAGGGGATTCTATTGCTTCACACCCAGAGTGCAATAACCGTGGTCTACGCAGCACTACGCTTGTTTGCGACAACAAGGCTTTTTCCGCGAAAGAGCGATGTTGATTTGAGGGGGCGAAAAATCCTGCCTCCGCCGTGACGAATTGCGCCGCCAGGGGGCCCGGTGAAGGGTGAAGCTTGGTGAACGATGTTGCCGTTAATGGTCATCACGCGCGCGCGTAAGACGTACAATGAAAAGCCCATTCACCAAGCGTCATCCCTCAAGCCGCCCCTGGAGCTAATAGTTTTAATATAACGGCACGCGCGATCCTGCGGTCACGTTCCAGGCGCTGCGCCAGCTTACACGTTTATGAATGGGGGTTTGGGGGGGGTTGGGGGGTTTGATTTACTTCCTACGCGAGAGATGTCAGTGACAGTTTTTACTTAAGGGCTGAAAACAACCCCCGACCCCCCCCAAACCCCCATCAATGCCCGAGACTGGGTCGTGTAAGCGAAAACTTGTTGCCGTGGCTGCTGTCGCTCTTGAGATTGAGCTTGGCTCCGTCAACCACCCGGCCGGCTATCTTCGACAGCCACTTCCCTAGACCGCGCGTGCTTACGGCACCGCCTTCGCCTGCAATTCTCAGCAGTAGATCGCGAAACTCAGGTCGCTCAAATTGGCTGATTGCATCTCGTTCGCAGGCAATCTGCACAATGGAATTTGTCGTGTAAGAACTGCCGGAAACCAGATGTTCGTTCCAATGTCCGAACAGTTCCCGGATATTGGTGAGCTCTGGGTCCTCATCGCGTGCCGTTTCCATGCTCGCGACTGGATCACTCTCACCGAGCCACATGAGAGGTGCACGCACATTTTGTGACCAGTCCGAGTAACTGCCGATGGGATCGGGCAGATTTGGGCAACCAGCTGCATGATAAGCCCGCACATGGTTAGCACTGCGGCGACGTATGTCGCACGGTTAGCCAGAACGCGTTGGATGGGATTGTGGGCGAACCGCCGAAGTTCCGGTCGTTCGAGACCTGCATCAAGGCCACAAAGGACCGTACGACGAACCATATCACCAAGGAGTACGAGATTATTGCCGGTAGCAAGATCGTTGCCCGGCATTCAAATTCGGGGGCCTCGCTCAGCCCAAGAATGCGAACCCGAACCAAGGGCCGCTCGGTAATCTGACAAAGTGCATCTCCACCGAGTTCGCCGTTTACGTTGTCGATCGGACAACTGGCACTGCGTCGCGCAGTAATGCGCCGAGTCGTTTTTCTGTTTCCTCCTCAGTGCGGCCTGCGGCAATGACAGGACAGGGACGACCGGTGGCGATCGTTGAGGCGACATCGACTAAGAGGCTCTTACCGGTGCCGGGTGTATGCGCTCTAACGGCATGCAGCGGCGCTATCGTGAGGGCGCCGCGCACAACTGCCGTGATGATTGCAGACAAGGCGACAGAGCAG